CAGATCCAATAGATTTACATAGTATAGTATTTGGAGGGATAATTAGTCCAAAATTAGAGAATTATAATTTTTCTGATTATATCAAGACTCAACCTGAAATTGAAAATATATATGATTATTTATTTATAATAGGATTGACAAGTTATTCAATGGCTAATCTTGGAATAAATCAAAATGATTTACATTGGAATAATATATTAATGGATAAAAATTTTGTGCCTAAAAATAGAAATAAACAATATATGATATATTATAATGATGAAATAATACCAATAGATTTAGAATATACACCTTATATATATGATTTTGATAGAGGAGCAATAAGAGGTAAATATATAAAATTTTTACAAAATACAAGATCCGGAGGAAATTGTCCTAATTTTAATGAAAAAAGAGATTTATTAAAGACAATATGTAAAATATATCATCAATTATATAATTTAAATTCAAAAGATTATAGAAAAAAAGCGAATGAATTATTAAATTGTATGATAAAAGATCAATCACTAGTTATAAAATTAATCAATACAAAGATATCTTGTTGGTTTGAATTAGATTATGTATATGATTCATATTTATGTGAAGATAATCAATTAAATAAAGTAGAATCATGGGAATTTTTTTTACAATATCTATTTATGTTTTCATCTATCAAGAAAAAATCAGTATCAATAAAGGATATAAAAAATAAAAATAAAAATACAAATGAATTAAAAAAATTTATAAAAGAAAATTCAAAAAATTATTCATCAATAAAAGAATATATAAAAAATAATTTACAACACCAATATTTAATAAATAATTCTAATGTAATAAAAAATAGAGAGAAAATAATAGAATTATTATATAATTTATAAAAATATAATTAAATAAAAAGTTTTTGTTTTAAATTAGATAAATCAGATAACCATAAATCATGAGGATGTTTTTGTTGTAAATTTAAAATTTCATTTTCTAAATGATTTATATTTTTTTGTAAAGAATTAAATTTAGATAAAGTAACATCTCTAAAAGATAAATTTAAGAGATAATTAAAATCATTAGAATCATCCGATTTAGGATCACTTGAAAATTTTTTTTCAATCAAATCATTAATAATATCTGATTCTTCTCTTTTAAAGATAAGAAGAGTTTCATTATCAATTTCTTTTAAAAATCTTAATTGATTTTGTAATCTTTTTAAATTGATTTGTAATTGAGATAATAATTTATCATAACGTTTTTGATATAAATCAGATCTTTTTTGACAAAATAATAAAAAGATATCTTTAATATGATTAAATTTTTGTATTTTTATATTATTATCAACAAATAATACCATATTAGAAGAATAAATATTGGAAGTTAATTTTAAAGATTCTAAAGTAGGAATTGAATCCATTGTAATTTCAAAATGAATAGAATCAGAAGTGGAATAATTTTTAAAAGAGGTAATTTTTTTCTCTTCCATCATTGATTCTAATTCTTCTTTATATTTATTAGTCCATAAATAAAGAGGTAATTCTTCAATTATCCAAGTATTTTTTTTAGTATCTAATTTTGTTAAAATTCCATTTGATTTATATTTATGTGTATCAATTTTTTCAATGGTACCTTTAAATCCATTATAAAAAGGTAATAAATCAAAATCATAATTATGAATATCATCTTTATTATGGATCCATTTTTCAACTAGATTAATTAAATCAAGAAAAGAAAAACTAGGAATAGAACAAGACCAACCAGTACCAATACCAGCATTACATCCATTACCTAAAATAGTAGGAACAATAGGACAATAAAAATCAGGTTCAACAAAATCTCCATCATCCAAAGTATAAGATAATAAAGAATCATCTTGTTCAGGAAATAATAATCTTGTCAATTCAGATAATTTAGTAAAAATATATCTAGCATTTGCAGAGTCTTTACCACCATAAGCTCTAGAACCAAATTGTCCATCTCTTTGTAAAAAAGGGATATTATTAGAACCAGGGAAATTATGAGCCATTTTAATAATGGTTTCAAATAAACATTGTTCTCCATGATGATAATTACTAACTTCAGCACAATAACCACTTAATTGAGCAACTTTCATACTTTTACCATGAGGTATTAAATTTTTTTTAAAGACACTATATAAAATTTTCCGTTGAGAGACTTTTAAACCATCAAAAATATTAGGTAAACTACGTTTACAATCATCTAAACTAAATTGAATTAATTCTTGATTAAGATAATCAGAAATAGTATATTGATTAGTAGGATTTTTATAAGAAAAAGGATTATAATTAGCTAACCAATCTTTTCGTTCATTAGTAAAAGTTTTATGAAAAATTTTTTGAAAAATATCATCTGTATATTCATCAGTAATAAAAGAGACAACTTTTTTACCAAAAGTTTCTTTAATTTCTTTATCCGAAGAAGTACCTAATCCTTTATAATATTTAACTTGAAATTTTTTTCCTTTCATTTCAAGTAATTTTTTTTGATATTCATAATCATTATAATATATTATTTCTTCTTTTCCAATAAACATTCTTGAGATAGGTGTCATCATATACCATATAAAAGGTTTTTCTCTTTTTAATAAAGAGGGAAATAATGTATGAATAAAATTTAATATTAAAGAACAAATATGATGACCGTCAGCATCTGCATCCGTTAAAATCATTAATTGGCCGTAATGTAAAGATTTAAAATTTTCTTCAATGGTGTAATCCGTTTGATAACGTAAATTTAATGCTTGAATAATATCAGTAATTTCTCTATTATTTGTAATGGAAGAAATAGAAGCATTTCTAACATTTAATAATTTTCCTCTTAAAGCATATATACCAAAATAATCTCTACCTTTTAAATTATTCCAACCTTCAACAATACCTTTTACTGCAAATGTTTTAGCAGATAATCCTTCACATAAAATTAAAGTGCATTGATTCGATTTTTTGGAACCCGCTAAATTAGCTTTATCTAGACCTTCAATTTTTTTATATCCACTTCTCGATTTTTTTTCAGTCTTTTTTAAATTAATTAATTGTTTTGTTTTAATCATTTCTTGTAGATCATGTACAAAATTCCATTTCATAATTTTATCTAAAAATTTTTCTTCTATTTTAATTTTAAAAGATGGACCAATTAATTTGGTTTTGGATTGAGTACTAAATTCAGGATTTTCAATCCAAACATTAGCAAATAATGTAAAATGTGGTTTAATATCTTTAATAGTTAATGAAATATTATCGGTTGATAATTTTTGTTGTAATTTTATTAGTAAACTTTTAAAAAATTCATTACTAAAAGCATCCATATGAATACCTCCTTCTTTAGTATATATTCCATTTACAAATCCAATTTCTTGGTAATTATTACTAGTCATGATTCCAAAATGAGATGTACTTTTTTCATCTTTGGATAAAATATCAAAAGTTATTATATTTGAATCGTTTTCTTGATAATATTTTGTATAATCAGAAAATGATTTAAAAAAATATTTAGTATTATTCCAAAAAATAGGAATACCAGTAATCATTGCAGTATCAATACATAATTTTTCATAAATATCTAAAGTGATTGTATCATATTTTTGCATATGAAAAAGAGAAAAATCGGGTATCCATTCGACAAATGTGGAAGGTTTTTTTTTGATTGATTTAATGACAGGTTCTGTTTTTTGTCTCATATGAGAATTCCAAGATTGTTTATAAATTTGTTGATGATCATTAATTAATTCAATAGAAAATTCTTTAGAAAATACATTTAATAATTTAATACCTAATCCATTTCTACCAGAAGATAAACGTTTTTCATCATCATTTAAATTACTACCTGTTAATAAATGTCCAAAAATTAATTCAGGTATATATATATTTTCTTTTAAATGAATATCATGAGGAATAGTTAAACCATCATTCCAAATACTAGTTTTTCCAGATTCAAAATCACATTTAATTTCAATTTTAGAAACTTTAATGTTTTTTTCTTTTGATCTCCATACATTATCAATAGCATTTGATAATGCTTCTACAAAAATTCTAATTAATCCATCCGAATATATAATATTTTCTTTTAATTCCATTCTGGTTTTTTCTTGATTTAAAATCCATTCTTTCTCATGTATTCTAGGTTTTATAGAACCAACATACATATCGGGTCTTTTATGTATATGACTAATTGAATCTAATTTTTCATATTGTTGTTGATTCATATTAAATTTTTTATTATTATTTATTTTTATTCTATTATTTTTCAATTTTTAAATTTTAGTGAATTATAATTTCATATATGCAATAATGCCACAAGTTATACGAATACCAGCATTTCCGGAAATTAATGATTCTGAATTTAATTTATTAATTTTTTCTATACGAGTATTTAAATTTTTATAATTTCTTTCTTTACAAAATAAAGATAATTCATAATCATTTAATTTTTCATATTTTTGAATTCCTAAATCATCTTTATTTTTATGAATTACTATACTTCTACCATATATATCTTTAATATTAATTTCTCTTGTAGACCAAAGAAATTCTAAATTTCCATTTTCATCTGTATAAAAATTATTAAATAAATCTCCTAAATGTCTTTCTTTTGATATAATAGATCCATGATTAGAATTGGTTGGATTATAATGACCACCTAAAGATAAACATCCATCAGTTGTATCTCCATATTCATGAATATGGATAGCATGGACAGAAAATGGTTGAAAATTTTTTAAATGAAATTCAAAATATAATGTATTTTTAGTTTGATAAAGTATAATATTTCCATAATTATTTAAATTAACTATACCTTTTTTTAAAATATTTTTAATCATTTTTTATAATATAAATATTTTATTAATTTTCATTTTGATTTGATTTAATTATATTAGGTCTTAATAATCCTTTTCTTGTATTATCAATTTGTTTTACAATAACTTCATATAATTTAATTTGTAAACTAATTTTATTTCCTATAAATATACTTTCTATTTTAATTGCAACATTAACTAAACATGGTTTATTTAAAATAGTAAATGGATCTATTTCTGTATTTGTATCTTCATCAATAAATAATGTATTAATTTGATTATTTTTTTTATTCCAAATGACTTTACAATATAACATAGGTCCTTTTCCTTCAATAATCTTTCCTTTTTCCATTTTCCAAAATAAAGGATTAAATTTCTTTAAATCAGAATAATCTAAATCATATTTTTCAATATCATCTTTATGATCAATTAAATATTGTTTACAATATTCAGAAATCTGATTAAAAAATTCAGAAAAATCTTTTTCTTCTTGTGTTGAATCATTTTTATTCCATAAACAAATAGGTAAAATATATCCATCTAATTTATTTGTTTCAATATTTTTAGATTCTTGAAGTCCAAAAGAATATAAATTTTCAGGAGATGCTATTATAAAATCTCCTATACTATTATCTTGATTTTTTATAGATATTCTAATTCTTTTATAAGACATTTTCTGTCCTGTTATATTATTAATCTCAGGTTTAGAAAAGATTACATTCTCTTTTTTAAATTGATTAACTAATGTTAATTGTGTTGAAATTACCATTTCTTATAATTATTTAAAATAATTTTAAAAGTATACATAAAAAATTAAAAATAAAATCAGTTTTTAAGTTTACATTGGCCATTAGAACAAGTAATTAATTTAGATAAATCAAAATTAGTAGTCATATATTTTTTTCTTAATTGTCTTAATTTTTGACTGGCTTCATGAGAATTTAAATCAGGATTTTGTAACCAAAAAGATTGAATTAGTCTAATTTCAGAGGGTAATAATTGTAATTGATGATTATTATTTATATCTAAGGTTATAGCTTCTTCACTTAAACCTTCTAAAGCTAAAAAATGTTTAATACAACAATCCATACATCTTTTTTCTGGTTGAGATAAATGATCTTCTAATAATATAGATTGTTTACAAATTTCTCTTAAATTATATCTGCAATCTAAAACAGGTAATAAATTAAAAGATTGTTCATTTTTAATAGATGATATATTTTTACCAAAATAATCAGATTCTATTTTTTTAACTATAGGTGTTACATTTTTACGTGGATTATTTATAATTTTATTTTGTTCAACATAATCTAAAGTACCTGTATTATTAGAATAATAATTATTAAAATTAGGAACATTTTGAGAAGGAATAGATGTACAAGAAAATTTTTGATTATCAGTTATAGCATTAAAATTTTTTCCTATAGATGATAAAGTTTGATACATGAGTGTTTATATATAATTATATTTTTTTTTATTTTTTTATGATTTTAAAATAAAAATTGATTTTTTATTTTATAATCAATAAAATAAGTCAATTTAGAGATTTACATATAATATATATAGATTTAAAAAATAGAATGAATTTAGATTTTACATCATGTGTTTTAAAAGATAAATTATATTTTGGTGGATATCCTTGCCCATCTATGATTGATAATTTAAATAATCATAAATTTACAATTATTATAGATACTACTTCTAAACAAGAAAAATATTTAAATAAATTATTTATATATAATAATTTAATTAATAAATTAGGAATTAAATATTTTAATTTTCCTATTAATGATAGTAATATACCTAATGATATTGAAAGTTTTAAACAATTTATTAGACATTTAGTTAATATATTTTTATATTATCCTAATGAAAAATTTTATATTCATTGTAGAGGTGGTCATGGTAGATCAGGTCTTTTAATTTCTGGTTTATTATGTTATATTTATAATATGATTCCAGAAAAAGCTATTGAAATGACTACAAATGCTCATAAAAATAGAGTCAATTTAAAACTAAAATGGAAAAATATTAAATGTCCTCAAAATTTTATTCAACGTAAATTTATCTATGATTATTTTAAACCTATTAAAATTAATCATGATTATATTAATATTTTTTCTAATTCTTTATACCAATCATTTCCTAGACCTATCATTATAAATAATAATGATCCATTCTTTAAAATGAAAGAAATTTATTGTCTTTTAAGACAATTAGTCGTTCATGGTGTATTTCTTTATGATGGTAATATTAAATTTAAATATATTTATTTAAAGAATAGGTTCAATAAGGAAAGTAGCTGAAATAAAAATATCATCATTTTGAGTATAGACATGTGTATAATTATTTGGATTTAATTGTGAATTATTTTTACATATATTTGATGAATCAATATTATCTATTGAATTTGATATTGAAAAAGCGGATGAAAATATTAATATTTTACCGGATTGTAAAAAAACTGAAAAATATAAGTCTTGATTTAAATTTAATTTCATTTGAATTATTTGAGAGGATGAAATCACAACATATTGATTGATATCAGGATTTCTTATATTTGCTATTGGACATATAAAATATGCATTTTGTGCACTTGGTATATTGGATATTAATGAACCTATTGATGTTGTTGAATTATGTATATAAATATCTTTATCTATCGATGAATTAGTAGTATTACCAAAATTTACTAATACATATGGAAAATATGCTAATAATTGATTAACTCCACATACAGATTTATTAGGTAATGTTAATGATATTAATTGTACATTATAACATTTAGTAACATTTATATTAGAAATAGTATTAATAAGAGATGGAATAAAATTTTCTATAAATATAAATCCAATTTTTTCATATAAATCATTATAATCTTTAGAATCATTATAAATAATAAATGGATATTCTGTATATATTATATTATATTCATTATTAATTTCTAATACATTAGAATAGATTGGTATAGCAGAATTTTTTATTAACCAAAAAACTAAATATTTATTGATTGGTGGAACTGAATTTGTATGAAAACAAAATTGTATTTCTAATATATCTATTTTTAATTCAATATTTAAATCACAAAATATTGTAATTGAAATTGCATTTAAAAAATTTCCTGGTTTAATAATAATAAATCTCTTTTTTTTATATATAATTTCAAAATTATATTCTTTATTATAAAATATTGTATTTTCTGGTATTATAAATTCATTTAATAAATGGATATGAAATTTTTTACATCCTCTAGGATAATATTTTAATATAGTTGATATATATATATTATTATTATTTGAATAATCATTCATTACAATTATATAATCATTATTATTAAAATAAATGGATGGAGATATTACTACATTTTAATATGGTTTAAATATATCAATAATTTTAGAATATTTTTCTTGAGTTAAATTTATCAATACACAATCTTTTGATATACCGTTATTTTGTAAATCACTTATTGATGACACAAAATTATATTTACTAAAACCATTAACAATTATATTATTAGAATAATCAGAAAATAGAGAATTGGATGGATTATATAATTTTCCATTTTTTTTTTCTAATTTATTATAATTATGAAATATATTATTTTCTAAATAACATAAAATACCATTTTCTTGAATATTTGAAAATGTAATGATTGATTGATTATTTTCATCTTTAATTATATATCCAATTAAAATATTTTGAAAAAATAAATAAAATTCAGGATTTATTTCATTAATAATTGGTAATTGTATTAAAATTATATTTGAATCTAATATATCATATATTATATCTAATTCTTGATTATATATAAAACTAAATAAAATGGAATCTTTTGTAATTAAATTTATTCTATCATCTATAAAAGAATCATTAGAGGAATGAAATGGTATTGAATTATTTGGAATAATAAAATTACTAGGAAATGGATATAAATTTTTATTTCTATAATTAGAATTTATATGTATTAGCATTATTTACTATAAAAATTTTATGTTTCTAAAACAAATTTTTTTTTATCAATATTTAAAAAAAGATATTTGTTAAAAAAAAATAATAAAAATGTATGATACTCAATTATCCGATTTTTCAAATTTTGATTATGATTCAATCATTTTCTATAAACCTGAGATAATTCAATCTCACGAAAAAAAAAATAATTTTAAAAAAATTAAAATTGCCGTTAAAAATAAAGATGGTAGTATAGGTGATTTAGTTTTTTCAACACCAAAATCCTTATTTAGTTTTGGATTACAAGAATTAAAAGATTCTGATAATAATATTAATGGATATATTATGCCCATTACAATTTGGAAAAAATCAACACCTATTAATGATGAAATTCAATTTCAAACTGTTTTACAGAATATTATTGAAATGGCTCAACAATGTGCAGAACATTATGTTGAATCAAAAGTCGATACTAAAAGATTTAGTCCTCTTTCTATCAGAAAAAATGATGATAATGATAATGATCGATCTCCTATTTTATATTGTAAATTAATTTATAATAAAAAAGAAAATAAAATTTCAACTATTTTTATAGATGAAAGTACAAATATGGAATTAGATCCATTATCCATTTTAGGTAAAAAATGTTATGTAACAGGTGCTATCGAAATTGATTGTATATTTATTGGTGAAAAAATAACTTTACAGGTAAAATTATATGAAGCTATTATAAAAACATTAAAAGCTCCAAGAAAATCTCTTTTATTAGAAAAAAAAAATAATCAATTAAAAAATTGAGATTAATATAAAATATTATTTCTTGACTTAAAATGTCTATTCGTATATTAAGAGATCAACTTAAAGAAGAAGATATTAAAAGTTTTGAAAAAAATTTAATTATTGAAGAAGAAGTTGATCGAAAAAAAAAAAATTGGATGATTCCAAATAAAATTAATCTTGTGAAACATGATGATTTATATGTTTATTTACCTTTTTATTGGGGTATTCAATATTTTGGTAAATCTTGTAGAAAACATAAAAATTTATGTGAACCTTTAAAAATTAATTTTAAAGCTTCTTTAAGACAAGAACAAAAAAATGTCTTGAATGAAACCGTTGATTTATTAAATAGAAATAGCACTGCTTTAATTGCAATGTATCCAGGTGCAGGAAAATGTTTAGTAAAAGGTACTAAAATATTATTATGGAATGGAACTTTTAAAAAAGTAGAAGATATCACTATTCATGATCAATTAGTTGGTGATGATAATACAATTAGAAATATTTATTCTT